CCCGAGCTCCATGCGCTCCCTGATGCCGGTGGTCGAGCCGCGCCTCACGGGTAACGCCTGGTATCTGGCTGCTGACCACAACCAGGTGGACACCATCGAGTATTGCTACCTGGAAGGCAACCAGGGCGTGTACATCGAGACCCGCGAGGGTTTCAACATCGATGGCATTGAGATCAAGGCCCGCCACGACTTCGCGGCGAAAGCGATTGATTATCGCGGCCTGTACAAGAACGCCGGCGCGTAAGCCGTAATCCACCAACCCAGGCGCCTTCGGGCGCCTTTTTCGTTTTTCTGAAGGAGGGCACGCAATGGCGGCCAACTACAAGCAGATGGGGTCCACCGTCGAGTGGACCAATGGGGGCTCGGCAGTTTCCAGCGGTGACGTTGTCATCGTTGGTCACCTGGTGGGCATCGCGGCGACCGACATCGCCAACGGCGAAACCGGCGCGGTTCACGTCGAGGGTGTTTTCGAGGTGCCTTGCAACTCGGCGGACGTGATCACGGTCGGCATGAAGCTGGACTGGGACGCATCAGCTGGCGAGTTCGTGGATGCCATCGGCAGCGCGGCTACTGGTGACAACTCGGATGGCGTTGTTGCGACCACGGCTGCGGCCGGTGGTGTCACGGTGGTAGAGGTCAAGCTCTGCCCCGGCAACGGTACAACGGCGTAATCGGCCGTGTTTGATGACCTGGCCGGGACGATGGCGTCCCAGCTGTCGGAGATCTTCGGCGGCGAGTGCACCTTCACCCGGCCGGGTGCTTATTCCTTCAGCGTTCGTGCGGTGATCCGCAAGGACGTTGAATTGCTGGATGAATACCAGCAGGTGGTGGGTAGAACCAACACCGTTCGAATCGCCCACGGTGACATTGACCTGGTACCCGAACGCGGCGACCTCATCGAGCGCACCCTGCCGAGCGGGGTTTGCGAGACCTTCAAGCTGGGTAAGCGCATCGCTGATGACAGCTACAGCTACACCTTCGAGGCCACGACGTGATCAGTTATACGTTCGACAACATCGATGATCTACTGAAGACCTACGACCCCAAGGTGGTCAAGGACTCGCTTTTCTCCACGATCCGCAAGCTCAGCAGCCAATCTGCAAGCAAGGTCAGCAAGGACATAGTGTCTCGCTACAACATCAAGGCACGGGACCTGAAGCCGCCGGCCCTAGTGCAACGGGTGCGCGAGAAAAACGGTGTCCCGGTCGGATTCCTCATTTACACCGGGAAACGACTTTCTCTGCGGAAGTTTGCCAATCAACGGGCGGCGCAGCCTCGGGTTAAGTCTGCGCGCGGCGTTCGCTATGGCGCCCGAGTAAAGGTGCTGAAATCTAAAGGTTCGCACATTGTTCCTGGCGGATTCTGGGGGCGGGCCCGCGCCGGTCAGGTAGACGGCGCCAACGTATCCCAAATATTCCAGCGGATGGGCGTCCCTCGCCGGAAACCACGTTACGAAGGTGACGAAAAGCTCCGCAAGCTCACCGGCCCATCAATCGCGCACATGGCGCGCAGCGAAAACGCCATCGAGGCCGCCGACAAGCTGGTGAGGGAGAAGGCAAACGCAATTTTGGCTCATGAGCTCGACCACAGACTGCTGAGAAAGGCGGGCCTGAGATGATCTTCGATGACTTCCTCGCGCACCTACGGGCCTCTGGGCTGACGGCCCCAGTTAGTAACGCATTCACCACCGAGCCGGTGGAGGACTACAACGAAGAGTTTCCGCTGGTGATGCTGTACCCCGCAAGCGACACATTCAGCGAAAACGAAGCCAACAACTTCGTGATCCAGCAGCAGACCACTGAGATCGTGGCGATGATCGGCTGCAAGCTCGTGGACCTCTCTGTGCACATTGACGAATTCCGCGCAGCAGCGCAGGGCTGGGTCGCCGGCGCCCCCTGGGACGCTCTCGAGTTGCAAGGTGGCGCGATTGAAGGACTTCGCGGCGAGTTTATCTGGTGGCGCGAGACGGTCACCGCACAAAGATCAGTCAGACAATCCCTGTAAGGAGACCCACATGGGCAGCTATGTGATCCAGAAAGATGGGAGCCGAAAGCTGGTGCACCGCACCGAATCGGCTCGCAAAAAGAAGGCGGCCCCGGCCGCAGTACCGGCGGCGAAGCCCGCACAGACCCCCAGCGAGGTGACCACCGATGAAAACCCGTAAACGCTACATTCTGGCCAAGGTCGAATCAGCCTATGGCACCGACCCGACACCAACGGCGTCATTGAATGCCATCCTGACGACTGGCCTGCAGCGCACTATCTACGCGGGCGATACCGTCGAGCGAAACCTTGACCGATCCACCCTGGGCGCCGATGAGCAGTTGAACGTGGGCCCGTTTGCGCAGGTCACGTTCGGTGTTGAACTGGCCGGTTCTGGCACCGAGGGCACAGCACCGGCATGGGGTCCGCTCCTGCGTGCTTGCGGTTTCGATGAAGACATCACCGTGGACACCAGCGTGGAATACTCACCGGTGTCAGACGATTACGATTCGGTCACGATCTACTACGACCAGGACGGTGAGCGCCAGATCCTCAAGGGCGCACGCGGCACGGTCCAGTTCATGATGAACCCCGGCCAGATCCCGATGATGCAGTTCACCTTCACCGGTCTCTACGCCAAGCCGGCCGCGATCACCCCGGTGACTCCTGTTGTGTCCAGCTTCCTGGCACCGCTGCCGGTGAACAAGACCAACACCCCCACCTGCACGATCGGAACCTACGACGCAGTGCTGCGCGCCATGGAAGTCGACTGGGGTGGCGAGGTTCCGTATCTCAACTTCGTGAACCTGGAGGAGGTCTTCATCGTTGACCGGGCGCCGGTGGGCAATATGACCATTCTGGCACCAGACATCGGCGATAAAGACATTTTCGCCCTTGCGGAAAGTCACAACGGGGTCACCCTGTCTGCGTTCCAGATTGTGCACGGCACCACGGCCGGCAACATCATCACGGTAGACGCCCCGAAAGCCCAGCTGTCTGGTATTCAGGAGACGGATATTTCTGGCGAGCTGGGTTATCAGTTCGGCCTGCGACTGCTGCCAAATTCCGGCGACGATGAATTGGTGATCACTCTCACCTGACCGAATACGGCACCGCTCCGCTTATCGTTTCCATTGCCTGGCGTCCCCTTACGGGGGGGCGGGGCGGTGCCGTTCCTACCTTCTCCAGGCAATGACAAGGCATAGGGCAAAACTATGATTTTAAAAGGCGTAAAAACTGAGATCGATGTCAAGGTAACGGCTGAGGTCTTGCAAGACAATGGTCGCATTTTGAAGGTTCCATTTATGGTGACCTTTAAAAAACCTTCGCGGAGCGAAAACGAGGCTCTGATTGAGCGCGAAAAAACCTACGATGAAGATACTCGATACACCCGATTCAAGGCGGCCGCACTTAAGGAGCATGTATTGGGTTGGTCTGGAGTACCCACGGCCACCGGAGAGGAGTTCGAGTTTACGGAAGAAAACCTCGATGCGATGCTGGAGATCACAGAGTATCTAAACGCTCTTTGGGTTTCATTTACCGCGGTCGCGACCGGCAGGGGCGCCCTAAAGGGAAACTGATTGAGGCCGGCCGTGCTTGGGCTCGATCGCTTCGGTCGGCCCCCGATCAGGACGAAGACGACGGCAGCGGGGCAATCCTGTTGCCAACTACAGAAGAGGCGCCAGTTCCTGACGTCTTCTACGTTCATCCAGAAAACTGGCGCGCCTTTGAGGTATTTGAGGCGTGCCATACGCAATGGCGCGTTTCCATCGGATTTGGTGGAGCTGTATATCAAGGACTTGATTATTCGGCCGTTGTGGCCGTAATCCAGGCATTGGGCATCAAGAAGGCCAGACGGGTGTTTAACCAGGTGCGCGTGATTGAAGCCGGAGCATTGAGTGTGATCAATGAGCAATAAAACCTACCAGACTACGCTGCTGATCCGTGGCGATGCGAAAAATGCTGTGCGCGAGGTAAAGCTGACTCGTGATGAGTTGGAGAAGCTCACGGGCGCGCAGAAGAAAAATGCCTCAGCCACGTCTAGTTTCGCGGCGGCTTTTTCGAAGGCTGATCAGTCTGTGGCGAACGCCACTCGCTCCCTGTCCGGGTTTCAGGGCGTCATCGGTGCACTTGGTATTGGAAAACTGATCTCAGAGACGATTCAGGCCTCGAATCAGTACGCATCTCTCCAGGGGCAGCTCAAGTTGGTCACCAGCTCCCAGCAAGAGCTTAACTCCGTGTATGACCGGTCTCTCGCGCTTGCCAGTGAAACTGGTCAAACCACGGAGGCAACCGTAAACCTGTACGCTCGTCTTGCTCGATCCACCGAACAGCTAAATCTCGGACAAGAGAAGCTCTTCACACTGACAAAAGCCATCAACCAGTCATTCATTGTTTCTGGAGCGAGCACTCAAGAGGCTACGTCTGCTATCACCCAGCTCTCTCAGGGCTTCGCTGCTGGAACATTGCGTGGTGAAGAGCTGAACTCTGTCATGGAGAACAGCCCCCGGCTGGCTCGAGCCATCGCAGAAGGGCTCGGCGTCACAATTGGTCAGCTAAGGCAGATGGGAGCTGATGGTGAGCTGACTGCGGAGCGCATTACAGAGGCTCTGACGAAAACTGCTGGAACGATCGAGAACGATTTCCAGAAAATGCCCATGACTATCTCGCGTGTGTGGCAGGCCGTATCGAACGATGTGCAGGACGCCCTGGGTCGAGTAGATGCCAGCGACATGATAGAGGGTGCAGAAGAGCTGCGCGCTGTGCTTGCTGATCCTGACTTCAAAAGCAGCATTACCTCCTTGGCTTCTGCGCTCATGGATGTAACTGCCGCAGGCGTTAGCGCCTTGAGCACCACGGTCAAGCTGACTGAATACCTTGCTGAGTCGGTATCGGCGACGCTGAATGGCATTGCCGCAGATGACCTGGTTCGAATCGAAGATCAAATATTAAAGATTTCCGGGATGCTGAATAATGACTCCCTTTGGGATTTCGGTGAGAGGATTCGCTTTTTTGGGCCTGACGGCTTGGTCACGTTCTACGGGGAGGAAGAGCTCAAATCCAAGCTTAAAGAACTGCAGGGCCAGGCGGAATCGCTTCGTGCTCAAATTCTCAAAAACAACAAGACCAACGATGCAGCCAAGAAAACCACCGAGGGACTTGCCGATTCCACCGATACAGTCACGCTAAGCATCAAGGAGCAAGAGAAAGCAGCAAAGGCTGCGGAAAAAGAGCAGGAGAGATTCAACAAAACCCTGCAGTCCACGTTGGACCGTCTCTACCCGCACAAAGCCGCCGCCAGAGAGCTCATGACTGAATACCGGACTCTAGAGAGGGCGGTTCGGGATAATGTTGCGGCTCAGTCGGACCTTGATGCGTGGTGGAAGGCCAACGGTCTGCAGGAGGTGGTGGTTCAGGCGGAGCGGGCCACTGTCGAGGTTCTAAAGCTGAAGGACCAGGCCGACCCCCTCGCCACCGCCTATGACCGCGGCATCGAGCGGATGCGGGACGGTTTCGGTGATTTCTTCCAGCAGATCCTGCTGGATGGCAAGGTCACGTTTGGTGACCTGGTTGACCTGTTCAAGCGCACCGTGGCTGAGATGATAGCAACTGCTGCGGCCAATCGCATATTCCTGGGTGTTGGGCTGGGTGGTGTATCCGGTGCGGCCAGTGCTGCTGGTGGTGCGTCTGGCCTGAGTGGGCTGGGCTCCCTGCTGTCCATCGGCACGGGTGGCTCTCTCATCAGCGGCATTGCAGGGGCGGGCAGCGCATTGGGTCTCGGCGCACAGACTGGCGCGTTTCTCGGGTCCACAGGGCAACTGGGTTACAACGCACTCTCTGCGCTGGGCATCCAAGGGGCGGGTGGCACAACCAGCTTTCTTGCAGGTGGCGCACTGACCGCAGGGGCCGGGATTCTTGGCGGTCTGGCGGGTAACGCGCTTGGTTCATCCCTGACCGGCCGCACCTCGAATAGCAACTGGGGTGCAGGGCTGGGCGGAACTGCCGGCGCATTCCTGGGTGGCCCCTTGGGTGCGGCAATCGGTGGGGCCATCGGCGGCGCTCTGGACTCCGCTTTTGGAAGCAGCAAGAACCGGATCGGCGGCGTCGGCATCAATACCGGCACCAGAGAGGCAAACCTCTGGGGCACCAAGCGGCCCGAGTACCAAGACCCCATGCAGGAGCTGGCCAACGTCCTGCAGGGCTTCAGTGACGCTATCGGCGGGTCTGGCTCCATCATGACCATCAGCCGGGGTAACAAGTCTCCGCTGCAGATGGACGGTGTCGAGTTTGCCAGCGTGTCAGACCTGATTGCTGCCGCGATGGACAACATCCTCGACACAGCCTGGGAGCTGGCGCCGGTGGTGAAGGACCTGGCCAAGGCGTTCGACGGCTCTGTGGAGGAAACGGCAGCGTTTGCGCGCGCCATGCAGGGGCTCTGGGAGCAGACAAAGATCAACCCGGTTTCGCAGGCGGTGGATGACTTCGCGGCCGCCCAGCGCACCGCTTATGACGGTTACCGCGCCCAGATGGATGCCATACGCCAGATGGCGATGGAATTCGACGGCTCGGTGGCCTCCGCGCAAACCCTGACGCAGGCGCTGGCAAACAATCAGGCGGCTGCGTACCAGCTCGCACAGCAATACCTGCAGGTGGGCGCCCAGATTCGTGGCTCTGCATCATCCTCGGCGCAGTCGATTCGTGAAAGCGTTATGACCGACGAGGAGCGGACTGCCGCCCTCAAGGGCCGCCGCGGCTCCCTTCGGGATTCCCTTGGTGGGCTCACCGACCCGGGGCAGATCGCCAGCACGTTCGCTGAGGTGGTGAGGCTCAATGAGCAGATATTCCAAAGCCTGAGCCCAGCCGCGCAGCAGGGTCAGGCCGAGGCGTATGCGAAGTACATCGAGCGGACGGCAGAGATACAGGAGAACCGTCTGGAGAAGCTCCGCGCCGAGACTGAGCGCGAGCAGCGCCAGCAGAACGCCGAGGTCAGGAACGCGCTGCAGGAATCTGCCGCGGCACAACAGGAAGCGGCAAACACGATGTTGAGCGCCGCCCAGGCGATTCAAGCTGCAGCCACGGCACTGTCTGGTGGCTTTGTCGGCTTCACCGGACAAGAGGTGGTCCAGTAATGGCTGTTGCATTCCCTTCGTCGTACAACCTCAGCCGGTCCAGCCGGATCACCGATGGCCTTAACACCACCAGCGA